TTATTTTCGATGTAGATATCCGTGACGGTTGCTGCCTGGTCAATAAGGATGCCAACGTTTTGTGGATTAGTCATTCCGGTAAGATTCGTACCAATAACCGTTGATCCGTCAGCATAGTACTGTGTCCCAATGTCCATGATGAGGTTGTTGGCAATTTTTACGCCCTGACATCCGTTGAGATAGACACCCGACCGTGGCGCCCGACGAATCATATTATTTGTAATTAATAATTGTTTAGCGTAGAATGTTGGAGAAGATGGAGCGTTGGAAGGATATCCACGAACTGCAATACCATTACACTGAATATCTGTAATATTATCGGATGGGCCACGATTATAACCCTGATCTATCGTGTTCCCTGAAACTATACCATAAAGCGGCGCATCCTCTAAACGAATCCCATTTTGACCGACGTTTTTAATGGTATTTCCAACACAGGTAAAATCTGTCGGTCCGTAATCAGTTGAGTTGCCAGCCGAAATAAAACCAGACAGCCAGATGCCATCAAAGCAAGATAATTCGGCAGTATTACCGGTGCAAGTTATCTTGCTATTGCCTCGCGATATGGAAAATCCATTATCAGCGCTCATGTAAGAGTGGCAATTTGCTAGGATGACCTCCTGATTAAAGCCAAATCCAACATCTTTTGTATTTGTAAATTCGCAATTGGTTACACTGGTTATGCCTGTTATACCAAACAAACGAATTGGTAATGATGAAATATTGCGAAAAGCGCAGTTACGAACTGTAATATTTGTAATAACCGTTGTGCTATTAGCAGCATCAAGCGATCCGTCAAAGTAAAGCGCTGTTGTTGTACCAGCGCTAGATGTTGTGCGTGCCTGCGTTGGGACAGAAACAGTTTGGTTTACGGTGCCGATAAAAAGCATATCAGCAAACGAGATATTGCTGATAGCGGTACTGCTATGTGAGAAAACGAAGTCGTTTGCAGAACATTGAAAAACAGTCGAGATGCCTTGCCCTTGAAACAGAATATTAGAATTGACGATCGAGTAATGCGCTGAAAATGAATAAGTTCCTTCGGTAAAAAGTACACGTCCACCACCAGCAGGCAGGGTACTCACCGCACTAGAAATAGTGTTTTGATCGGCTGAACCAGTACAGACAAAATCAGCACGCGCTTGAGAGCGTGGTGAAGCATTGGACGCTGCAACAACAACAGTAGCCGATTCTGATGGAAGCAGGCTTGAACCATACCAATAGGTACCATTCCAAGTGTAGCTCTTTTGAGACAGTGGAAGGATAGTATCACTTGTTCCGGCTGCGACATTGCTAGTTCCAACCGCCAGAAAAGTAGCAGGATAATTTGAGATATTAATAACTGTTTGTTTTTGACCAATTTGTGTTCCTGCCTGCAAAACGTAATTGGAGGTTGTGCTTACTGGATTAATACTGACAAGAGATCCTGTATTCGTAGGAATTGTGCTCGTTGTTACTGGAGTAATCGGCGTTCCAATTGGCGCAACAGAAACAACGCTCATCGTACTCGTGTCAACCGTAACCTGTGAGCCCGCAGGCCAAGTTCCAACAACGCCATCAATTGTGCCTGGCTCGTTGAATATGTAAATCTGTTGTGCCATGTTGTTCCTTCATAAATGCAAAAAGCCTCAGAGTTTGTGGCTCCGAGGCTCGTTAAATTAGCTTGATTATAGCACGTCGCAATGGGATTGAGTAGAGGCGGCCTTCGGCCTGGTGCAGGAAATGATCACGAAACCACACCAGGAGGCGTGATCACGAACCACTCCTGAAGTATGAGTATCTCGCAAACGTAAGCCCTCAACCATTGCTGATTGCGAAATACTCTAAAAAATCTGGATGAATTTGGCCGAAGTTGCGAATGATACACGCTCCCAGCGCCACCAAGAGTTGCATGTGTTTGAAACGGGACCATCAGAGCATCACGCACATTACAGATCGTCTGTTCTGCTGTTTGTGCATTATCCAGGCTAACCAGAGAGAGCAAATACCAGGATTGCGTGTCTTTAATTTTGCCTCCAAACCCCTTGTGTTGGCTATCATCCGTATTAGCATAGACCTCTAGTGAAACATTGCCTCCTGCCACGTTGTTGGTCACATCCTTTTGTTCGCCCAGAGTGACAGTCGTGTACACAAGAGTACTTGTACCTGGATAAACCAACGCTTGAGCAAAACTGACTATTGCATTCCCTACCGCAAGAGTATTTGGTGCATTTGAATATAAATTTGACATTTAAGCACTTTTCTTTTTAATATGTTGTAGAACTAATGATAGGTCCATTGATACTTGTCAAAGCCAGTTCTTTCCATGCGCTGTCAAGAGACCGTGAGAACGTCTTTCGTATCCAATCTGTTTCATTTTCTAGTGTATATTCCATGTAGTAGATGCCGGGGTCATTGGTAAAATGCCTGCCCAGACTATCTGTCATTCCTGAGAAGCCTTGCTCTCTCCTCCAAGCATAAGGTGAATCGTTTACAAGCGCTCCTGAGACAGGCATAGATGATGAGTAAATCTGCTGAATAAAATTGTGTTCCAATGTTCCAGTTGGATGCTTAAATTTGCTTGACATATAATCTTGCGCTGAGGAGAAAAGGTGATCTAAGCTCAATCTCAGAGCTATAGTCATCCATTCATCAAGTGCTGGCCCCCAATTACTAAATTTTTGTAGATCCTCCAGCCCTTGTACTTCAACCTGAAGAAAACCAGTTCCTGCCATATTAACTCCCTCTCATGCGTGTTACCACCCACTGAAAATGTCCCGTAATAGTATCAATACTAGGCTCACTCACAATGCGATACTGACGTAGGCGACCTGTGACCGCATCAATAACAACCTGATCAACCATTAAATCACGGAAGAGCACAAATTGAGGATTATTCAGGGGAAGCATTGTTGTATATACATTGTAGGTAAAATGCGGGTCTGCACCCTGGTATGTTGCCGCTTCCATTGCAGGTAACTTATCGAGTTGTACCATGATGTTTGTTGCATATGCCGCATTCCCTATACCTTCATGATACAGGTTGACACGTAAATCTTCAGAAATAATACACCTCCAACCTGTCAGAAAGATTGCATCGTGTACGAATCCAAAATCTTTTGCGCGCGCTTACGAAGCAAACTTTCGCCTGAATTATCTCCTCTAAGCACAGCTGAAATATGCCTCTGTCCACTGGCTAAATCAGGTGCGCCGACTGGATTCAATCGCTTTGCCAGAATATCGCTCGTCAGCAGTACGGCAGCCTCAATTACGTCAGGCGGCATCACACTAAAACCTGCGGTATAGGTGATCACAACCTGAGCTTGCCTATACCTACTCGGGACATTCCAGATCGGATAAGGTGATTGTCCAGAGCCTGCTAGTGGAAGTGGTTGCATATTCGGCATAGAGCAAATTTGCTTGTCTGAATCGATAATCACCTGTGTTGGGTCATACTGGATGGTGTTATTTGGTACTGTCGTGATAGACAAGCTGGTAAGTGTCTGGACAGGCCAATGACGTGGCCGAAAATGCAACGCAAATTGATTATCGATAGCCGCGCGCATGGTCGGTAGAGCAAGCATCTCATTCGTATACGTACTTAGAAAGAGCGATTGTTTACAAATCGTCTCCAATTGCTGAGAAGCTTTAATGATCTGGTCAGCCAGCGAACCGAACACACCATCTGTACAGTAACACGTACCTGCGGCATGGGCGTAAGTCGTGGCGGTTACAGAGATGCTTGTTGCACCAATAGAAGCTGTTGCCGTGGCCTGTACTATTTCTGAATTGGAACCATCAAAGATAGTTATCACATCCCAGGCATTGATTGCCACATTTAAAGCAGGGACAGAAAGTAGCGTAGCTCCAATGGAGACTGCGCTACTTAGTCTGCTTGTGTTCCCCACTAAAGAGCCCCACTCAAGACCTGTAGTGGTCCTTTGCCAATCAAACCAGCTGATGTATGTATTCACAGAACCTCCGCCTGTGGATGCCCCGCTCTTTTAAGGCAGGGAGGAAACAAGCAGCCTAATCAGATGTAGGCAATGGTAGCAGCCATTGAACCGGATGCCTGCGAAACGGTTAAGCCGTTGGCAAATGGCATATCTAGAGTGATGATGGTACCAGCGGCAATGTTACTTGCTGTTGTATAGAGTATCGTTCCAGATGCTGCACTGGCATTGTCATAAAAAGAAAGAGCAGACGTTGCAGTCGTAGTCACCACAAAATTTTTGAGATACCCTGCACTGTTCTTGATAGTGACTGGTGTTGTACCTGTGCCAGCGGCAAGTGGATAGTTTGACTTGGCTTGCTGAACAATCAATGCACCGGTCGGAGCCACAATGAGCGCCGTATCACCCGCTGTAGTGTTTTTTCCGTACAAATCAGTATTGAGCACGCGAGGGGCATCAGTAACGGGGACTGCGTGAGCAGTTACTGTAACAGTTCCAGCGCTAAATCCTGAGACGCGTGCACGAATATTCTGCAAGCCAGCAACTGATCCCTCATACAAATGAATGCTGGTAGTTGTTGAGCCAGTGACAGAGGTTACAATGGTATTGGTACCCTCTTGTGTAACCTGCAACGGGTCATAGTTGGTACCGTCTTCAGAAACTTCAAAGTTAACAGTTCCTGTAAAGCTAGACATATTCACCGTCAGGATCACTGAGGAGTTACCAAGCAAGGCCAAAGGTGTGCCATTTCCATTGGCGCCTGCAGCGTTTTGCAGTGTTCCATTGACGGAAGCATACGCAAGTTGTTGGATAACCATAGGTGCATAAGGCGCACCATTGGAATCGGTTGCAACTGCTCCACCCTGCACACCTACCGTCCCAACACCCGGCACATAAACAGACCCGACAGGATAGCCTGTGGTATCTCTTGGAATTGAACCATCTGTAAAATAGGTCATATATTCCTCCGCTACGATTTATAATTAGTGCCCATCGGGCCAGGATTGGTTGACATTGATTTCGGCGCTAGTTTCTCAAATGGAGGCTGGTTGCCTTGAGGTGCCATTGAGGGCTGACCCGCTACCACAGACTGCTGACCAAATGAGTAGCCCGTTCCTCGTACAGCATCAGCATTCGAGAGTTTGTATGGGCCTCCAACCGTATCAAGCAGATTCGGCGTGGATGATGACCCAGGTGCAACATTTGGATCGTTCATAGGAGATTGACCTCCATTGCAAACAAAAAAGCCAACGGCTTGTGGCTCGTTGGCTCGTGATTGGTTTAAGTATATCTGATCAGTTCACTCTAATCAAATTGGTCAGACTTTTTTAGCCCTTGCATCTGGGAAAAGTATTCTAATCTTTCTTCTGTCATACCCTTCTTGCCACCATACTTGTCTAAGTATTCTTTCATTAGTATCGCCTGCTCTTTCTTTCCGATTAAGTAGGGTGTTATCGCATCAAGCAATATAACTAATGATTGATGGTTTTTTACCAAGATTCTTTTTATCGGTCTCGTATGTGAGTTTCTTGAATTATGGAAACCATATGTTGTTATTCCTAATTCTTCCAGAATACTTCGACATTCCATCATGAGTACGTAAGAAGAGTTTACAATTGTGATATATGGCGTTGGCGTAATTGTTATATTTCCTGAACGATGTTTAACCGTTTTACGGAATATTCCAATACATCCTTCACCGTCTATCACTCCAGCCAACCAAGCTAACTTTGTTTCTTGCATGTAGCACAATCAACCTTTCACAATAATTTGCGTGTAGGCTAATTATACTACATGCACACTAACCACTTCAATGTCGCGTGCACTTAATACTAGTTTTGCTTATGCTGTCACAATTCCCGTTAATATACCCTGCCCGCCAAGGTACTGACATATGCACGTCTCACTCGAATAAACGCCATACATCCATTGAGTCGGATGTGACTGATCTGGTGGATATTCCAGTGCCCACATCTCCCTATTCGTTGATACCCGTAATGGAGGTTTATCTATTTCTGCAACCTGGAAGGGCAAAGTGAGAGATACGGCAATGATGGTTCCTTGCATCAGGTAAGGTACCATAATAATATCCATTAACCTTCCAGTCGTCTGATTGATCCACTTCGTCGCACGACCACCGCCAACCAAATCAGACTGCGCAGGGCCTGTTGGCTGCACATTCACACGGTAGTTGGTTGATTGCGTGATGATGTTGCTGAGGGCTTTGTGATCTTTCACACTCACAAGCAAACATTCAGGATTGGCACGAGAGTTGAGATACATTGCCTCAAGCCAGGTATCGATATCAGTCTTGGCCAGTGCACCGCCTGTATCAGCCACACGTTTAACTGCCGCCGTCTCACCACCAACACCTGCAGTACTCAGAGTACCAGTGTTGTTGTAGATGAGCGATTGAATACCGTCAAACATCAGGGGCTGATTGGCAGGAGTACCACCGCCGCCACTGGTAAATGCGATCGCTGTGTTACCAGCACTGACTACCGTGCTATAGGCTGTACCAGAGCCTGTGCTGCTCGTCATAGTAACGGAGAAGTAACCCGATGCATAGCCGCCGGGATCATTCAAGGCTGAAGCACCACCAAAGTTTGAGGAGGCCGATTGCTTCCACATGGCCGTATTGGCAGGCTGTGTAGAGCCAGTGCCAACGTACACGTTGTAGCTCGTAGCGTTGGGCACGCGCATGATATTGAAGGAAATCGTGCTCGTGCTACCAGTCGTAACTTGTGTAAGTGCAGTCGGAGTGGAACCGCCAAATGCCAACGTTTCGCCTTGCGCATTCACGGCTGTTACAATAATCCAGTACGTTGCAGCAGAAAGCGTGCCACCCGTGGTTGTAGTGGACGCGCCAACAGCAGGAGGAGGAGCCCAGAGATTCTGCGCACCATTTAGGTATGCCACTTCCTGACCGAGCATCAATGATGGTGCCAACTTCGAGGCAACTTTTGCGCGAACATCAGGCTCAAACATACGCCCGTAGAGTTCGCTTTCCATTGTCACGACATCACTGAAAGCCAATTGCCGCAACACATTGGATTTATTGACCCAGGTGTAACTGGCCTTCTGCGGCGCGGTTTGCTGTGCCAGGATGAACGAGCCGAGAGTTGGACCACTTCCACCAAACACATCTGTAATAGCACGCCAGTTCTCAACATCGATGCCCACGCTTGGCGTACGTGGAAGCATGTTTCTGAACGGGGTATCGAACGGGACAACAAACTTGGCAAGCGGCTCAAGGTAGTAGCCAGTCCAGTCCGCGTTATTGCCAATATACTGCTGATCGCGGTTCTGACTACCTTGCTGGATCGCGTTAATTGTTTCTTCGTTGAGATGTTGATGAACGAACTGCTTGGGCATGTTCATTCGGCGCATCTCTTGCACAAAGCGATCTGAGAACTCGGCTCCGTCCTCATAGGCGATACCGTGACGAGCACGCGCCATAATGAGAGCCTGGTTTTTGAGGATGTCACCTTCGGTATACAGTCCTTCATCGATGACACCCACTGCTACGCGGGAATCGCCGATGCTTTTTTGTGCACTTTGGGGCAACTGTTCCTTGATGGATGTATCAGTTACTGCCATTATTTTTATCTCCGGCGTTGCGCTGCAAGAGCTGCAGCCATCGCATCTACTTGTTTGTCAGGAGTATCCAACTGGCCACGCTTGGAAAGTTCAGCCATCGCCTGGTAAACAGCGCCATAAGTGAGGGCTTCATCATTGCGTGGTAGTGGATCAGTAGCCAACTGCTTTTCAATTGGCGGACGAGGCATCACACTCGCATTCAAAACCGGGCCACCAGGCATCGGCTGTTCCGCAATTTTGTCAACTTGACCTTTTACCGCTGACAATTCAGCGCGTACTTCGTCTAAGCTTGATTTGGTTGGGATCTCAGCAATGCGAGCCTCAAATGTCTCGAACGCCCTGGTGATTGAAGATGTAATAAGTTGGTCGATATTGGTCGGAGCGGCGTTGACATTACTGCGTGCTAATGTGCCTGCAATGCTCTGTAGTCGTGAATAAACGGGCTGTAATGAGCGCTCAATAAGAGAAGTAACAACCCGCTCCATGTCCTTCTCTTGGCCGTTGTAGAGTGATTGCCAGTCGTTGTCTGGATCGTCATAGCCACCAAGATCAACATCACCATCATTGTCAGGATCGATGATCTTCATGGCGGCTGCACACTGCGGGCAATCGTCTTTGCAGTTTTTCATCTGCGCCACAGCTGCGTGCAATGTATGTGCTATGGCTTTATGGTTCGCATCCTGTGTGCCTTTACCAACACGTGCTCCTGCTCTTTCCAAGGATCGGGAAGCTTCTGGCTCGTCTTCTGTCGTATCCAGCACATCGGTAGCAAATCCGTCAGCACGTACAATGGTGACATCGCAACCAGGACAGGCCGGGTTATCGACTAACGACAACTCAGCAACGGTATATCTTGGCAGGTAAGGGTATTCTTTGCCCTGGTACTCTTTTTTTGGCCAGCGGCGTGGATCGTTGCCAAACTCAGGATCAGGGATAATCGATGCAGAGTAGCCAGTGAGTACGTTGTCCTCAACTTTGAGCCAGGTGTCCTGCGCACCACGCGAGACGCGAGATCCGACATAAATAGCGCGTTCTTCAGGATCGGGCGTGATGTCAACAGCCTTGCCAACAGCTTTCTTTGGATCGTGCTGCTCGCGGATATTGCCACGCCATTTGGTCCAGGCTTCAGGATAATAGCCGAAGATCGTGCCGTATGAGTCTGGCACTTCAGCGGTAGCCTGCCCCCAAACTTCGCGCTTTGCGGCATCGATACGCACCAATGGCAGGCTCATCACATGGCGATCTGTGGTCTGGATAGCAGCGACAGGTTCGTGCGTACGGCTATGGGAGTGGGCTCGTTCCTGCGCGGCTTCTTCGTGGCTGTGTTTGTGGTCTGCATCATTGTCGTGGCTGTGCTCGTGTTCGTGGTTCTCATCATCGCCTTGACCGCCAAAGGCCGGGTGGGCATGTGAGTGTTTGCCAGTAAATGCATCGTGGCCACCATCGGCGCGAATGAGTACGCCAGTAGTTACGCGCTCTTTGGAGTCTCCATCATCAGACTCCTCTTTCCATGTATCTGGCAATGGATACCCCTTTCTCTTAGCAATCGCTTTTAGACGCTTTTTGATCGATGCCTGCTTATCTTCAGGGGCACGCCCAAGCAATTTCACTGCTGCATTGAAATGCGCCAAATCGTGCGCAGGATACTTTTGTTCTTCTGGCCAGCCAAAATCACTATCAGGCATGGCATCACGTTC